ATTATCTTTTAAGCAATCTTTCATGGATGGCACAACTCGACTAATTACAAAGTGATATAGGTCTGTTCTGTCTGCCGCTATCGGTGCGGGTGGCTTCCAGATATGTTGGATAATGTCGCAACAGCTGCTAAGTCCAGCGCCAGCAATAATATATGGACCACGCTCTACAACTTTTACCATTTGAGGGTGCGAATACTTGCGGGTAGAAGTTACCAAAGAGTCTGCGCCAATTACGACTTTAGTAGCAGTCTGCTTGGCTACGATAGTGGTCATAGGTTACATCTTACACCATTGTAATTTTGATGAGGGGGAGCGCGTTTCTGGAGGTCGCGCTCAACCCCTCGTATTCACACTAAGATAGGTTAGTGTGAAACTTAATACCACCCATGTTTAAGGTGGAACTGATAGGCAACACACGCACCAGTGGGTGCATATTCATTGCCGTACCTTTTGTGCAAGTATCTCAATCCTGCTTGAACTTGTATAATCGGATTAGTCGTTTTGACATAACCATAATTACCCCAAGTCTGCGGCATAAACTGAAATATACCAAAAGCTCCTGAACTTCGGTTTTTAGCCAAAGTGTTCCAGTGGCTTTCAAGTCGTATCAGCTTATCCAAGCAACTGAACTCCTTGTGGGGTACAAGAGTTTTAGCATAAGCGCGAGGCTGATGCGCGAACTTTTGCATTAACTCCATCTGAGGTTCAAGTGCAAGTGCTGGTGTTGCAAACGCAATCCCTACGGCTAACGCCGCAACTAAAAGGGTGCGCTTCTTGAAATCTATCGGTTGCCAATCTCTCCCCTGTCCAAGACTTCGATGGCAGTGCCTCCGTTGTTAAGTGCGTTCATTTCTGAACCTCCTTATTTGTCGGTTGGTCTTATTGTAGCAAGTCCGTGTCTAGCATAGCCAATTATGTCCTGCCACGAGTCTTCGAGGTCAGGGTTAGCTGCAATCCGTACCTGTTTAAGTGCGATCATCATGTTCGCCACTTGATCAGGAGATAGGCTGTAAGGTAATCCGAGTAGGACTCCCCACATTATCCCTATCTTGCGAAAGTTTTCAGGTGCATCTCCGTATTGCTCTTGGCGTTCTGCCAATATGTGATCAATCATGTTGTACTCATTCCTATAAAGAACTTAAATAAATCTAAATCCCAACCATATTTATCAATCTTAAACCCAATAGAGATACCACGCAGGTATCCATAGTGCACCCAATACTTTCCTATTTTGCGTTCTCGCATTTTATCCTCCAAAGATACTAATAAGTGCGTGTAAAAGATCAACGATACTTGCTTGTAGCAGTGCTAAGAATTGCAAACTATTCATTTTTTACCCGCCCATCCATCTCCGCGAAAGACAATCGCTGGAGGTGTGTTGAATTGTTTATTCATCTGTTGCCCGCATTGTGGGCAGTTAGGTATTGAACTGTCTTCGAATGACTGATACATCTCAATCATTGACTGATCAGCTTGACAACGATACTCATATTGTGGCATTAAAACATTCCTAACTGTTCAATTTCAGATACAACCCACACAATACACTCGTTCCCGTTGCCATTCTTACGAGTGCGCCCCGTGTCGTAAATTAAATTATCTTTCAGTAAGGATAAGCGGCAAGGTCGAACAGTGTCGCCGCTCATGCTAAGTGCGGCAGATAACTCTTGATCTGTTGCTCCGCGCTCTTGCTGATCGAGTATGTGCTGATAAATGCGTGCACGCTTAGAACCCATCTTAGGTGCGGCTTTCCTATATGCTTCAGCTGAAGTGTGCCTCACTTTTCACCCAGTGCAATCTGTGCGCACGCATCTTGAACCATTAGTGCGACATTATCTAAACCAAGTTTAACCAGCTTCTTGCGGTCTGTCGTCAGTGGCAGTGCGCATATTTTCTCATATATGTCGAGCCTTATCTGTGCTTCAAGTGTCTTGATCACTTGTTTAGCAAGTGCATTGCCTTCAGGTGTGTCGAGAATTAACTGCCCATCCTTAACGCGCCAGTGATTTTCTTTACAGATAACTTTCATTCTATAGGCTCCTCTAATTGAATTAGTGCGTAAGTGATAGCAAGTGCGATAGATATACCAAGAGCAAAAATTGTAATCATTGACTGCACTCCTTACAGACCTTGAATATAAACCCAGCTTCAGGGTAGTCGGTCATCTCATCAGGGTTGAAGATACCTTCACAATAGCGGCAGTATCTTTCAGTGCCATCCTTAGTGAAAGAATCTTCATATCTTACGAGAATGTCGTGATATTCCTTGTCGGTGTCGGGGTCGTAACCCCAACCTGCATGTCCCATAAGTGCGCTCATTACTTAGCCTCCTCTTGAATATAGCTTGCAAGATAATTGGTAAGGATAACCCAACCATTGAATGCCTCTGACTCATCTGAGATCAACTGAAACTCGTGTCCCAGTGCGCCTAAGAATGCCTGCATAAGAAGGACATCTGAATAATTCTCAGCCCAATATGCATGCTTCCAAGTAAAGTCAGGCAGTGGAAAGAAGCGGTCTGCCTGCTCTTCCCACTTGTATCCTGCCCACTGCATAGAAGTATGGTGCAGGTGTGCAAAGTCTTCTTCTGTAATCGTTAGTGTTACTTGTGCCATTTCATTGCCTCCAGTTAGTTAGTGTGTGATTATCCTACAACCCAATAGCCGCATATAGTGCAACTATAGGCTTCCTGCTCTGCATTACCCATGAAATTATGCTCCGAGAATGGTGTGCACTCGGTGCGCTCATCAGTGCGTATCATGCGTTCGCCTCCTCTAGTGCTTCTGCGGTTGCGTAGGCATAAGCTAATATGCGATAAGCCAAGCCCTGCATGGCGCAAAATAGATAGTGAGAGTTAAGGTCTGTTAGTGAAGGGTTGACCTCTCCACCAAAGAACTCTGAAACTTCAGAGTCTAATTCTGGATAAGCCCAGAGGCTAAGAGCCTGCACCCGCTTGTTTATATTGGAGTGATAGTCTTCCACTTCACTATCTGCAAGGTGGATAGAATTATCGGTGACTGTATCCTCTGTATAGTCCTCATCATCACTTAGCCAGTCGGCGGCAGTGCGTGCCATATCTACAATTTCATCAACCCAGTCAGAGCCAGCTATAAAGTCGGGAAGGTCTTCCCATAACTCGCCCATAGTGCCATTAGTCATGCTTTCATGTGTAATTGTGCTTAGTGCGTTCTTTAGTGTCTTTCCATTCATAATCTGACCTCCAGTCAGGTATTAGTTTAGTGGTGCAGTGCGCTAAAAATAAAGATAATTAGAATTATTAGAACTGTTTCTCTAAACACGGGTTTCCTTCTTGCGAGTGTTATACCCGTGTGCCCAAGTAACGAGCAAGAGATAGGGTGCGCCGACTCCGATTACTAGTGCGGTGCCGATTAAGTGTCGGAGAGGGTGCATTACTTCACCATCTCTTCCAATAGGTGCGCCATATGTTTATTTAGTAAGTGGTCGCAGTGCGTTCTGAAGCAAGGGTCGCAGTATCTAGCAAAGACACCTTCCTCCAGCTTCACCAGTGCGGTGCCGTAGGGTTGAGAACCCGCGCACTTGTCGCATATGTAGAGCTTCTTCTTCATAATCTGACCTCCAGTCAGTCCCGCGCTCGGTGTCTCCGAGTGTCAGGTCATTGAGCAGGTTACTCCTAACCTGCCCAATAATCCAGCACTAGGCGAGTATTTCAGCCTTAATAATTCGCCACTCCATAGTGTCGAGGTATCCCGTAAAGTCTTCTTCACGCAGAAACCCCTCCACGCTCTGCCACTCCTTGCCAGTATCGGACCAGCGCTCGGAGTAAGTGATCAGTGCACTAAACCCGAGGCGGCTCATAGTGAGACCTCCGCTCTTGGACAGTCGGCATAGGGTGGCTCCGCGCCGTCTAAGTCTTCGCATAGGCAGAAGTTAAACTCCGCGACCTGCTTCTCGTGGGTAAGCTCTGCTAAGTCGCTCCATGAGTGAACCTTGTCGCTCATGCGTTCACCCGCTTCATGCGTAAGGGTATCCGCTCATTCTCTCGATAGACTTTAAGCTGATCAAGAGCTAAAGCGCGTGTCTCCTCTGTAGTGAGCGTATCCCACCCGTGCCCGTAATTACCCTGTATTTCATATAAATAACTCATGCGTTGAACTCCTCCTTTGTTGCTGGCTTAATTGTGAAATATGCGCCCATAGGCTCATCATGCGAAGACCTTCTAATAGTGAAAGACTCACCCTCTCGCTTGAAATCGAGAGACCACTCACCCGAGAATATAAGAGACTCTAGGAGCTCTTTACGGGTCGCCTCTATGACCTTGTACCCGCTCCGAGACTGCCAGCCCATGCGAGAGCCTTCGAGCCTTATATGGTCGCAGGCGTTCGCCTTGCAGAAGTCTTCTAAATCGCTCTCTATCCATTCGAGCTTGTAGTCATAGCAGAAGGAGTCACAGTCTCCAAGATCGCGAGTTTCTGCCCCGCATTCAGAACAGAGAAGGTCTTCAGTACCCAGCGAGCAAGTATCGCAGTGGCGACACTGGCAAGAGCTGGAGAGCGTGTAAGTGGTATCAGTTAGAGAACTCATGCTAAGACCCTCCGACTTATGCGCGAACCCTTCAGGGCTCGTTCTAGCTCACTATTGAAGCAGTTAGAAGTCCGGCAGTAGTCACCATAGAAGCTAACCCCTGCCCGCATAACTTGCCCGCAGAACTCGCAGAGCTCGCACTTCATGCTCTCGCCGCCTTCCTATGATTAGCACGACAACACTTCAGGCAGACCTTATGGGCAGAGAATGCGGTCATAAGGTCGCTATCATCTCCGCACTGGATACAGGTACTATTTAGACTCATGCTGACACCCTCCACGGCTTGACATGATCGAGCCACCTCTCCAGTGAACCGATAAGAGCGCGCATATCACTATCGGATAGACCCTCTCTCTCTATTAGCTCTAAAGTACCTTTAAGAGCTCGCGCCTGTTGTTTAGCTATAGTTTCCAGTTTCATGCTGAAACCTCCACCCCGCGAAGAGCTCCGCGCACGATAGACTGGTGGCGGGAAGTAGTAGAGCTGAACTTCTGACCTACGAGCCACCAACCACTCGCAGAATGCCAAGCGATAGGCGTTCCGTAACTCATTACTGTATAATCTATTCCCTCAGCCTCAGCCAAGCGGAACGCGTTCAAGTCAGGAGAGCCTAAGCGCCCCGTCTGCCCGTTGTTTCCATAGTGACCTGTTAGGGCTGAAGCCTTGAAAGGTAGGCGAGCGCTAATAAATAGCGGCGCTCCCTTGCGATTAGTAGCGTTCACTTGTTAGACTCCTTTACTTCAGGAGCTAGGACTTTAAGCTCGGCAAGCATTCCACCGATAAAGGCGAACGCGAAACCTCCAACAAACACGGCGACCATAAGCCCCGCTATAATCTTCTCAACTAACACGATAACCTCCAGCTATCTATCAGGGAGTTTCCCCGATAAGAGAAGACTATAGACCCAGCTCTACAAAGTAAAGCATTTATTCAGTGAATTAGATCACAATTTTGTTCGAACATTTGTTTGATTTGACACGCTGAACATATTGTGAGAATATGAGCTCTATATTGGAACACGAGTAGTTAGGAAGGCTCACAAGTAGAGAGAGCCGCCGACTATGCTCATAGTTTCGCCAGAGATTACCTTAGAAGATATAGACGAGGCTCTAGGCTATCTTAACGAGCGCCTTCATATAGACCGATACGGGCTAAGAATGACTCACCACAGGAGAGAAGTACTTACAGAGGCTATAGATGACCTTCTAGATGAGAGGCTTATTCTTCAGAGGAGGCTAGAGAATGGCTTATAGCTCCAAGCAGAGAGCCGAGGCTCTTGCAACCCTAGAGGCTAACGGCGGGAACCTACGCAAGACCTCCCGAGAGTTAAACATAGGATTAGCGACTATATCGGCGTGGCGTTCAGAGTCCCGAACTGTAAAGAGCAACCGAACACCCGAGCAGGCAGGCGCTCGCTCTAATACGCAGACCGAGGTTATTCACGACATCACTAGCGCAGGCAAGTTTATCGAGGCGCAGGCGGTCGCAGTAGAAGCCGAGGAGTTACTCCCCGCAGTACGCGGCGACTTTATCCGAGACCTGACATCTCTCCGCGCTCGCTTACTGGCTCACCTCTCGGACAACTTGGAGAACCTATCCGCGAAGGATACGGCTATTGCGCTTGGGATTATTATTGACAAGGTCGAACTGCTAGAAGGCAACGCAACCTCTCGGACTGCCATAGTCAACGGCGGCTCCATAGATGAAGCGATAGAGAGGCTCACCCTTGAACTTAACGAAAGAGCAACAGGAACTGGCGGCACTACGATTCTTGAAGTGGCACCATCCCCTGACGGGACTAGCACGGGAGAACCAGAAGCCTCCAGCGAATGACTCGTGGAGTATCTTCCTATGTCTAGCAGGTCGCGGCTTCGGTAAGACTCGCCTAGCAGCTGAATGGCTGGCAGCGAGCGCAGTCAGAAACCCCGATACCCGCTGGGCTATCGTGGCACGGACTTATTCAGACGCGCGAGATACTTGCGTGGAAGGCGAGAGCGGCATTCTGAAGATTCTCGAGGAGTACGGCGCTCTTGAAACTTGGAATAGATCACTCGGAGAACTTCTCCTCACTAACGGCTCACGCATTAAGTTATTCTCTAGCGAAGAGCCAAACAGACTACGCGGACCTCAACACCACGGCGCATGGATAGACGAGCTCGCCGCCTTCGAGAACTCCGACACCTTCGACCAATTACAATTCGGGCTCCGACTTGGACAACATCCCAAGACTATTATTACCACCACGCCGAGACCGACAAAGATTATTAAAGAACTGCTCACCCGCGAGAGCGTGATAGTTACACGCGGCTCTACCTTCGAGAATAGCGCGAACCTCTCACCTTCTGCACTGCTCGAACTTCAGGCACGATACGCAGGGACTCGACTCGGAGAGCAAGAACTCTACGGCAAGATTCTCGACACTAACGAGAACGCACTCTGGAATCACGCCATGATAGACGGCGCTCGCATGAAGAAGAGCGAGGCTCCGAGTTTCTATCGCGTAGTCGTAGGAATTGACCCAGCAGTCACGAGCACCGAGAACTCGGACTCCACGGGCATAATAGTCGCCGCGGCTTCTAGTGACGGACACTTCTACATTCTCGAAGATTGCACCATGAAAGGCACGCCGCAGGAATGGGCAACACGCGCCGCGCTCGCTTATGATAAACACTCGGCGGATAAGATTATCGCGGAGACCAATAACGGCGGAGACTTAGTCCTGCACCTCTTACATTCTGTTCGGCCAAACATACCTGTAAAAAAAGTCACAGCGACACGAGGCAAGGCGGTCCGAGCAGAACCTATTAGCGCACTCTATGAACAGGGTCGCGTACATCATCTAGGGTACTTTGACGAGTTAGAAACTCAGATGTGTGAGTGGGAGCCGAACACTTCGGCAAAATCCCCAGATCGCATGGATGCCCTTGTATGGGCACTAACAGAATTAAGCGAAGGCAGCGGAACACTTGCAGGACTTGCGGCGCTAGGAAAGCTCTGCTCGAACTGCTCATTCCCAAATCTTAAATCAGCTGGAATATGTATCAACTGCCAAACACTTCTTTAGGAGCCACACATGACCGCACAGTCTCTATCTCAGACTCCTGACCCACTCAATTTAGTACTTCGCCAAAATCAAGCATGGAATATCGGGTTCTCTTACACAAACCCTGACGGCTCAACTGTAAATGTCACTGGATACACTCCGCTCTTGCAATTTAGAACTTCGGCGTTGGCAAAGACAACTGTTCTTGCTCTGACCACTGGAAGCGGGATTACCTTTCAGGCAAACGCGCAGCCACAGGTTCAAGTCTCAACTATTGTAAATGTCGCCCCAGGCAAGTATGAATGGGATTGCGTACTACAAAATGCAAACGGGAACATTGTTCTTGGAGCAGGCGTAGTGACTGTGAATGCTGAGGTATCGCGTTGAGCGACATCATAAATATTCAAGCGACCACACCAGTCATAACAGTTGCCCAAGCAGGGCTTCGTGGCGTTCAGGGCACACAAGGCTTACAGGGCTTTGGATACGCGCAGCTTCAAGGCGTACAAGGCACACAGGGAATCCAAGGATTAACTGGAACACAAGGAACTCAGGGTGTTCAAGGTTTACAGGGCGTTCAAGGTCAAATTGGCGCACAGGGAACTACTGGCACACAAGGCGTTCAAGGTGTTCAGGGCAGGCAAGGCACACAAGGTTTTTTAGGTAATCAAGGCATACAAGGTTTACAGGGAACCACAGGTACCCAAGGTGTAACAGGTATTCAGGGATTACTTGGTAATCAAGGAACAAATGGCGCACAGGGTATTACTGGTACACAGGGCGCGACAGGAACACAAGGTTTTGTTGGTATTCAAGGAAGTATTGGTACGCAAGGTACAGCAGGTGTTTTTGGTTCACAAGGTACACAAGGCACACAAGGTTTACTTGGACTACAAGGAACAACTGGTGCTGGTACGCAGGGAACACAAGGCGTACAAGGTCTGCTTGGTAATCAAGGTATAATTGGTGCTGGAACTCAAGGTATTCAGGGCATTCAAGGTATTCAAGGAAATCTTGGCGTTCAAGGAACAACTGGTGCTGGACTTCAAGGTATTCAAGGAACTACGGGAACTCAAGGTTTAACGGGTATTCAAGGGCTTCAGGGAAACCAAGGATTAGTTGGCCCACTTGCCTCTAACAACGCACACGCTTCTGCTCGTATGGCTACAACAGCCAATCTTGCTGCTACTTACACCGCAGGTACTTTAGGTGCTGATGGTGGTTATGGAGTAGGCGCAACTCTTACTGCAACTGGTAATGGTCGTGGTTCAGTTGATGGTATTTCATTTACTACTAATGATCGCGTACTTGTTAAAAATCAAACTACTCAAACACAAAATGGTATTTATGTAGTTACGCAACAAGGTTCAGGTCCAACTCCTTACATTCTTACTCGCGCATCAGATTATAATAACTCTGTAAATGGCGAAGTTGAATATGGCGATTACCTTTATGTAACAGCAGGAACAACTAACGGCGCAACTAACTGGATTCAAAACTCAGTTGGTAGTCAGGCAAATGGTTGGAGCATTATTGGTACGGATATTATTACCTTTGCTCAAACATCAGGTATTGGCCCACAAGGAACACAGGGTTCAACAGGAGCGCAAGGATTAACTGGCTCTCAAGGAACAACGGGATTACAAGGAGCTACTGGCGCTCAAGGTGCAACAGGCACACAAGGAGCTACGGGTACTCAAGGCACAAATGGAATTCAAGGCACAACTGGCAATACTGGCTCTCAGGGCACAACTGGAACTCAAGGCGCAATAGGTACAACTGGTTCTCAAGGAACTGTTGGCGCTCAAGGAACTGTTGGTTCAACAGGTATTCAAGGTGCAACTGGTACGCAAGGTGCAGTAGGAACTCAAGGATTTACTGGCGTACAAGGAATAACAGGAACCCAAGGCGCAACAGGTACTCAAGGATTATCTGGACTTCAAGGATTTACTGGAGCGCAAGGTACAACAGGTGCTACTGGTTCTACTGGTTCGCAAGGTACTACTGGTCAAACAGGTTCGCAAGGCACAACTGGTTTACAAGGAACCACAGGGCTGCAAGGCAACCAAGGAACTACTGGTACTGGAACACAGGGACTTCAAGGCCCTACTGGTACAGGAACCGTTGTTTATGATTCAGATCAAGGCGTTATCTCTCAACAGATGTTTGCATAAGGAGCAATAAATGGCTACATATTCCAAGAACTTACTATCAGGTTCAACACAAGGCGCACCAATCGCTGTTGTTCAAACTGCTTCTACTGGAACAACCATTCATGCTACTGGTACATCCTCAACAGCATTTGATGAGATTTGGCTATACGCTACAAACACCTCAACTGCTGCCGTTGTGCTTACAATTCAGTACGGCGGAACTGGAACAGTCAATCAGATTCAGCAGACAATTCCTGCTAACTCAGGTCTAACTCTGATCGTTCCTGGACTTGTTCTCACAGGCACAGGCTCAGCTGCTAACACAGTTTATGCCTACGCTGGAACCGCATCTGTCATTAACATTTCAGGATATGTCAATAGGGTTGCGTAATGCCAGCACCTATTGGGCGCGGTGAATCAAGTAGTCAGGTCAATACTTGGTTTCCATCTACAAATAAAGTAACGCCAAATAACTTTACATCTTCAATTTTGCCTTATGGTTTACAACTACGCCAAACCATTAACGCTGGTACAACTTCAGTAACTATTCCTGCTGGAATAACTTGGGTCTATGCCATTTGTGTTGGTGGTGGTAGTGGTGGTAGTTCAGGTACTGGTGGCGCTGCTGGCGGTATTGCTTGGGGTTGGACACTTGCCACTTCTTCTTGTGTAGTTGGAGCAGGTGGTGCCAACAATGCAAGTGGTGGATATACTCGTTATGGAAATATTATTGCGGGTGCTGGCTCGGTGAGTTCTGCTTATCTTGGTTCAGGTGGCTCAAACGGACTATCAGGTTCTACAAATTATTGGGGCATAGCAGGTGGTAATACTACACAAATAGGGGCTGGTGCTGGTGGTTCTGGTAACCAAGGTGGAGTAGGTGCTACATCTGCAAATGGCGGTAATGGAATTTCAGGTGGCGCTGCTGGTTCTTCAAGCGCAACAACGGGAAATTGCACTGGCGGTAATGGTGGTTCAGGTTTAATTGGTGCTAGTGGTGGATGCGTTCTTTCAACAAGCGGTCTTAGAACTGGCGGTAACGGTGGTTCAGGAATAAACATTTTAACTGGTGTTACAACAACTGGTGGTCTTGGTGATATTGGTACTGGGTCAAATCATGGTGGCGCAGGTGGCGGTGGTGGAATTGCGGGCAATGGTGGTAACGCATCTGGTGCAAATGGTGGCGCAGGTGGCTTGGGCGGTGGGGGTGGTGGTAATGGAACTATTGGCGGAACAGGTGGCGCAGGAATACTTTATCTTTTTTACTAGGAGTAAATAATGAGAGAACAATTTATTCGTGGTGAATCAGGTTCGCAAGTAAATGAGTGGAACCCATCTGCCGCAAACATTTCATCTTTAACTTCTTTAATAACTCCTAACGGTTTACAGCTACAACAGACTATTAACGCAGGAACTACAACAGTCACAATCCCATCAGGTATTACTTGGGTGTACGCAATATGCGTAGGTGGTGGCGGGGGTGGTGCACCTAGCGGAAATGGTTATTCAGGTGGCGGCGGCGGTGTTGCTTGGGGTTGGACTTTAGCCACTTCTAAATGCGTGGTGGGTGCAGGTGGTGCTGCTAATGCTTTTGGTGGTTACACACGCTATGGGCACATTATTGCTGGTGGCGGCGCTGGTGGTGGTAATGGACAAAATGGTTATTTAGGTTCTGGTTCATCTTCAAACGGTAATAATTCTGCTGGAGCAAATTACTGGGGTATTCCTGGAGGCACTGGTTCTGCGACAACAAATGGCAATGTTGGTTCTGGAGGCGGTGGCAGTAGTTTTGCGGGAGCAAATGGTGGAAATGGAATCTCTGGTGCTGGTGGTACTCCCTCAACGGGTACAGGAGGAAATGGTGGCTTTGGATTAGTTGGTGGTGGCGGCGGCGCTAGCATCAATGCATCTTCAAGAATTGGTGGCAATGGAGGAAGTGGAATTAACATCTTAACAGGTGTTACTACTTCTGGTGGATTAGGAAATACTGGTGTAGGAAATGGTTTTGGCGCTGGTGGTGGAGGCGGTGGAGTTGTAAATAATGGTTCCAATGCAACCAATAACAATGGCGGTAATGGTGGCTTAGGCGGTGGCGGTGGAGGCGGTAGTGCTCTTACAGGTGGTAATGGTGGCTCTGGTGGCGCAGGAATTTTGTATCTTTTCTATTAGGATGGAATTATTATGAGCGTATCTATTTATTCAAATGCTTCATTTAGCGACACTCCTTACGGATTACAACTTCGCCAAACTCTTACCTCAACTGGCTCTGTAACAATCCCTGCTGGTATTAACCGCGTATATGCCGTATGTATTGGCGGAGGCGGTGGAGGCGGTGCTTCTACTACTTACGCAGGTGGCGGAGGAGCAGGTGGATTTGCCGCAGGTTGGACTTACATTTCTTCATCTGTAATTGTCGGAGCAGGTGGAACTGGTGGTTCATTATCTGCTGGTGGACAAGGTGGATATTCTCAATACGGAATGGTATTTGCTGGTGGCGGTGGTGGAGGAACTGGAACTACTACTGCAACTGTTTCTGTTCAAGGTGGCGCTGGTGGCGGTGGTGGTTCAAATAGTTCAACTGGTATTGCTGGTTCAATAAGTTACACAGGCGCACCTGCTGGTGTCGTTAATGGTGGTATTGGTTATGCCGCTGGTGGGGGTAACTCTAATGCAGCAACGGGTATCCCAGGTGGCGTAGGAATTTCAGGTGGCGGTGGTGGTGCTTCTAGTCAAACAACTGGTACGGCAACAGGTGGCGTAGGTGGCGCAGGATTTATTGGTGGTGGCGGTGGTTCTGCCAACACAACAGGTACAGGCACAGGTGGTGCTGGTGGAACTGGTAATGGCGGTAATGGTGGTACTGGCTCAACTGGTACAGGAACATCATTTGGTGGTGGAGGCGGTGGCGCAGGATTCATTGCTGCTGGTTCTAATGCTTCCGCTAACTCAGGTGGCGCAGGTGGTAACGGCGGAGGTGGTGGCGGTGGCGCTAACAACTCTGGTACTGGTGGCACAGGTGGCGCTGGCGTAGTTTATCTTTATTACTAAGGAGCAATCATGGGTACTTATGCGATTATGAGTGGCAATATAGTTTCAGGAGTTATCGTTGCCGATGACCCACAAGATGCTTCTAATGTTTTGGGCGCACAGCTGATCGAATATACGGAAGCTAATCCTGCTGGTATCGGCTGGACTTATGACGGAACAACCTTTACGCCTCCTAGCGCGTAACCTGTTAAGGTAGGCGTATGAATTTAGTCCAAAAGGCGGTTGGACAAGGTGGCAAATTAGCACCGATAGCAATACCAGGAACATTTGGTGGGATGAATCCATCGGTCTTTATTGACCATGATGGCGATATTCTTGTCAATGTTCGCGTAGTTAATTACATTTTGTATCACTCAGAGAACGAGCAAAGGTTTCCCTCTCGTTGGGGGCCACTAGCTTATCTACATCCTGAGAAAGACCAACGACTCGTTACTGAGAATTATGTGGTCAGACTCAATAGCAATCTTGAAGTAACAGATTGCGCCAAGGTTGAGATGCTAGAGCTACATCAACCCATTTGGGAGTTTGTAGGTTTAGAAGATGCTCGCCTTGTATATTGGGATGACTACTACCTCATAGGCGTTAGGCGCGACACTACAACTAACGGCGTAGGTCGCATGGAGAAAAGCAAAGTATCCATAGACAAAAACGCTTGGACTATCAAAGAGATTTCCCGCGAGCGCATAGAAGTTCCATCACAGTCATATTGTGAGAAGAACTGGATGCCAATTACCGACAAGCCTTTTCACTTTGTTAAATGGCATAGCCCGCTTGAAGTAATGAAGGCAGAAGGCACAATGGCAGAGCAGGTATCGCTCAAGCAAGGCGTACAGCCTTCTCAAGACCAGCGTGGCGGTTCTCAGCTTATCCGTTGGGGTAGCGTGTATATCGCTATTACTCACGAAGTAGATTTATTCAAGAATTACCTTATACAAAAAGATGGCATTTATCGCCACAGACTTTGCGTGTATGACGATGACCTAAACCTTGTTGGCATATCGCCTGAGCCGTTTAGCTTCCTAGATGGTCGAATTGAGTTTTGCGTAGGCGCTGCTGAGTATGAAGGCGATCTACTTGTGTCGTTTGGCTTTCAAGATAATGCCGCTTTTGTGCTTCGTGTTCCTCGCGCTATTGTTGAGGACATGATTGCTGAGGCGCTATGAGTATTGAAGCCCTTATTGTAGATTTATCGCATGACCCTTTTAGCCCTGAATTAAACTTTCAAGTTGCTCAGGCATACGATAAAGAAAAGCAAACAGCGAGCGCAGTATCGTTCTATTTAAGAACGGCTGAGTACGGCAAGGATTCACACCCTAGCCTTGTTTATGTGTCACTTCTTAAACTTGCTAAATGTTTTGAGGAGCAGAACGACAGACTGCACACAGTTTCCAACTGCATCCTTCAAGCGGTCAGCTACTTGCCTTATCGCCCTGAAGCGTACTTTTGGATGGCTAGGTTTCACGAACGCCAACAAAATTGGCAAGAGTGTTACACATGGGCGCGTATGGGTGGCAATCAAGCCATAAACACGCCGCTTCCTGATGATGTTGATTATCACGGGACATATTGCCTCATGTTTGAGCGGGCCGTATCTGCCTGGTGGATTGGTCGCAAAGACGAATCCGTTAGCACATTTCAGCGATTGCTTGAGATGGATATAGCGCCTGAATACCGCCAAGCGGTTGAAGATAACCTTGCTCGTATTATTTGACATAGGTGCTAAC